AAAGATAGTATTCATTTTATCTATTGCGGGTCATTTTTTACATAAGTTCTCTCGGGACGAACGCCGCATTAAAAGATTTTTCCAATGTAACAACAAAAAGCCTATCCCAGAACGGATATTATAAGCTACCGGATGGGTTATTGATTCAGTGGGGAACTGGAGGAAATGGCGTAAATCAAATAGTTTACTTTCCTACTAGTTTTTATAATACCTCATATGTTGTAGTAACTACTGCTATTTCTTCTGTTATGAATTCGATAGTAAAAATGATAAATGGGAAAAATATATCTTATTTCAAAGTCTATTCGGTAGGTCCAACAATTGAAGCTGGGGAGATATTCGGATGGATCGCAATAGGAAGATGGAAGTAGAAAATATTATAACATCAATTTGATTATGAATTGTTTTAGTAGAAAAATAGTATTGATTTTTGCCACAATTATTTGGCAAAGTTCTCTCGGGACTACGTATGCTTTAGCTGATCTATCGAACGCAATAAGCGTAAACCTATCCTTGAACGGTTATGCAAAATTTAATAATGGATTACTTGTACAATGGGGCAGAGTTGGAGGTTCATCTACAGCTTCGTATAGTGTGACTATGCCTACATCTTTTTATAATACTGAATATAAAATATTTGCAACTGTATATAAGCCTAGTAGTGACTCCGCCGTATATTCATCATCTCCTTTGGCAATAAATAAAACAGTTAGTAGATTTTATTTGAATAGAAATTATGCAAGTGGGGGTACTACTGGATTATCACAAGAATCATGGGACTGGTTTGCGATCGGTCGCTGGAAATAACTAAAAAACAAATATTATGAAGTATTGGAAAAATGGATTCTACGATGAACCGGTAGACGGTTCAGTAGAAATAACGGATGAGCATTACAATCAGCTATTAGATGGGCAGTCTAACGGTTTACTGATAGTTGAAAGTAAGAATGGATACCCAATTTTGGTAGAATATGAGTACGACATCGAAGAAGTACGAAAAATGAAAATATCTGAAATACAGATATTTGATAAGTCTGCAAATGTCAATTCTTTTGATTTATTGGGTAAAAGCATGTGGTTAGATAAAAGTACACGTGTTGGATTATTTAACTCAATTTCGATTGAAAAAAATGCTGGTAAATCAGATACCGTGTTGTGGTATGATGCTATAAAGTATATCATTCCAATTTCTGACGCTTTAGCTATGTTGAATGCCTTAGAACTGTATGCACTCAACTGCTACAATGTGACACAATCGCACATCTCAGCAATCAAAGCATTGCAGACTATTGAGGAAATCGAAAACTATGATTATACGGTCGGTTATCCGGTGAAACTTAGCTTTCCCGGGTAACCAGTCTTGAAATTGTATGCTTCAATTTCTTCTTTTGTGTATAGCTGATTGATAGAGTTTATATGCCTTTGTGTCGTATCATAGCACGCAAGGGCATATAACTCTATCTGTTGTAACATATAAATAGCCTTTTCGACAGGCAAAACAAACAGAGTATCACCCAGCCAGATATTTGTTTCAGATCGTCCGGATGCCTTTTCGATTGCAATAGAGTTCATAAGACCTACGCGAGTAGCTTTATTCCACCATCCATGCGTATTATCTATACAGAACTGATTCACCATGTCAGAGGAATCATATAGACTTAATTCATTGAGCTTGTGTGCTCTAATCTCTTCAATAGAGGGTTCATATATAGCTAAGATCGGATATCCCTTTTGGCTTTCAGCTATGAGTAGCCCGGCCGATTGTCCTACCAATAACTCCTGATAATGCTCTTCTGTAATTTCTACCGAACCATCTATAGGTTCATCGTAGAATCCTTGTTTCCAATACTTCATGATATTTGTTTTTAAATTATTTCCAGCGACCGATCGCAAACCATGTAAAATTCCAGCCAGTCCAAACGATAGCCGGAGTTGAATTTATTCCGCGAGTGAGAACTTTACAATATGATGTATATTTACCATTAAGGTCATACCCCGGAGCATATATAAAAGATTCACTTGTATTATTTACTGCTCCAGTGAAATAAATGTTATAATCAGTATTATAGAAAGTGGTAGGAAAATATAGACTAATTGCTCCCCCCGTTGCTCCTGCTCTTGTTCCCCATTGCATTAATAAGCCATTACTATACTTGATATATCCATTTTGTCCTAAACTTTGACCAGATGATTGAATTGCATTAGTTCCGAGAGAACTTAGTAGCGTTTTTTCGTCTTGGGTCATAAACTTTCTTGACGTGCTTTCTTCAATCATACTCGCCGGGTGTTTGTCCGGATGTGTGTATTTATTGGCTCCTGCCGCTATTCCGTCCAGTTTTTCCCGTTCCTCGTCCGTCATAAACCTGTGTGTGTCATCTTCATTTATTTCTGACGCTCCGTGCTTATGCGAAGCGGGGGCATAACTGCCTACCGGTTGATATACTCCTGCATGGTTATGATTTCCTGCTGCCTTGCCATTCCAATTTGTCTTATCAGAATCCGTTACAAATCGGTGGGTAGTATCTTCGGTCACGTCTGTTGCTGCATGTTTATGAGAAGACGGTGCATAGCTACCTTTAGGTTGATATACTGAATCGTGATTATGATTACCTGCAGCTTTACCATTCCAAGTGCTTTTTTCTGCATCAGTAACAAAGCGGTGAGTACCATCAGGAGTTATATCCGTTGCTCCGTGTTTATGCGAACTCGCTGCATAACTTCCTGCTGGCTGATAGACCCCTGTATGAGTATGATTCGACGGAGACGCACCAACTTCGGAAGCTGTATAGGATGGTTTACTTGCAGCCTTCGCCCATGCAGGTACATCGCTTGCTGGCATCGAAGTTGGAAAATCACTTATTTCAGACTTCTTGTGAGTATGCGCTTTCGGTACACGTGTGTCACTTAACCGAGCATCATTTCCCTCGCATACGGTTCCTTCTGCACTACCAAAATTCTTATTAAAGGCAGAGTTTTTAGTGAATGCAGGTTCGTATGTACCTGCATGATTGTGATTAGATGGAGATGCACCTACTTCGCTTGCTGTATAGGCTGGCTTAGAAGCTGTTTTCGCCCATGCAGGTACATCGCTTGCCGGCATCGAGGTTGGGAAGTCGCTAATATCCGCTTTCTTATGCGTGTGAGCTAACGGAGTTCTTGCATTGCTTAACCGGGCGTCGTTACCCTCGCACACGGTCCCAGCACTAGTCCCAAAATTCTTATTAAAGGCTGTAAGTTTAGTGATTATCAGTTCATATCTGCTATCATGGTTGTGTGTATCCAGAGCTGCTTTCAATGCCTTTCCCTGTTCGGCAGAAAGGACTTTATTAGTCCCTCCACTTGTCAGATTATTAACAATATCAGAAATATTAAGTTTCTTTCCCAGCTCTGTTGCCATCGTCGTAGCAAAGTTAGGATCATTGTTAAGTGCGTTCGCTAACTCAATAAGTGTATCGAGAGCATCCGGAGCACCGGCAACAAGCGCATCGACTGCAGCTTTCACTTTTGCGTCAACTCCTGAAACCGCATTGTTAGCCGCCAATGCAGCAGCGTTCGCATCGTCAGTCGCTTTTTTTGCTAATCCTGTTTGTATAACAGATGCATCCTTGGCTGTATTTGCTTCATCTGTCGCTTTCTTCGCTAAGGCGGTTTGAGCTTCTGATTCAGCTTTGGCAGCATTGGCCCCTGCAGCCGCAGTATTAGCCGCATCTTTAGCTGCATTAACATTACCAGCCGCAGTATTAGCCGCATCTGTAGCTTTCTTTGCAAGAGCCGTCTGCTCAACAGATGCATTTTTAGCTGCATTCGCATCATCTGTTAATTGCTTGACAAGAGCAATCTGTCCGGTGGCTTCTTCTGTTGCTTGCGTCATTTCCTGCACAATACCGGCATACTCTGACTTGCGTTGAGACTCTGCTTCGACACGCTCCGTTTCAGCGTTTATACGCTTAGACTCATTTGATCCGCGAGTACCTTCCGCAGTTTTACGCTCATCTTCATTCTGCTTTCTCTTGTCTTCTTCTGACGAACGGGAAGTTTCAGCCGTAGCGCGGGAAGTTTCAGCAGCCTTTCTCTTGTTTTCTTCTGATACCCGGCCTGTCTCCGCTGACTTGCGGGCTGCTTCGGCAGATACACGTTCGGATTCGACGGTAACACGGTTAGATTCGGCAGCCACACGCGAGGTTTCATTTGTTTCTCTTGTCGCTTCATCTGTTTTCCGCTTATCCTCGGCAGAAACACGGGTAGATTCAGCGGAAGAACGACCACTCTCCGCAGTTTTTCGTTTGTCTTCTTCCTTCACACGTTCCGATTCAGCAGAAGAACGACCTGTTTCAGCGGTCTTACGTGCATCTTCATTGCTTTTACGTGTTTGTTCATCCGAGACACGTTTATTTTCTGTATCAACACGTCCGGATTCAGCAATTACCCGTTTATCTTCAGCAGTTACGCGGGCCGCTTCTTCTGTCTTACGCGCATCTTCATTTTGCTTTCTGATATTTTCAGCAGAGGAACGTCCGGTTTCAGCCGTAACACGTTCTGTTTCGGAAGTCTTTCTTTTATCTTCTTCGGACACACGGGAAGTTTCGGCAGATTTACGTGCTGATTCGGAAGCTACTCTCTCGGCTTCTGCTGTTCCTCTTCCTGTTTCGGAATCTTTTCTAACCTGCTCGTTAGCTTCTCGTGTACCTTCAGCGGTAGCACGTTTCTTTTCTGCATTATCCCGTGCAGTTTCCGCAGTAGATCGTCCTGTTTCAGCGGTTTTACGTGCATTCTCATTAGTGATACGCACTGATTCAGCAGCTTCCCGGGCTTGCTCTTCACGGGAACGATTCGTTTCGGCTGTCTGCCTGGATTGTTCGGAAGCATTACGACGGGATTCGGCTGTTTCACGGGCTGATTCATTGCTTTCAACAGTTGCTTCTAATTGCCGCATATCGGTAGTAGCTGTTTTTGCATCACTCGTAGCCTTGAGCATATTATCCAAGGCAGTCTGAATCTTCTCTAAACCAAATTTAAGGCTAGTCTTAACTCCGTTGATTACTCGGTAGCCGATAGTGAAGAAGCCTTTCATGTCGCTGGCTTCGTTCAGTTCTGATATTTTTTTCTTCTTTAATGGCATAGCAAATCAATTTAAATCTATATAAAACTCTCCGTCCTCTGTTATGATAAATTCGCCCGCTTCGGATGAAAGCAAGAACTCCGTTTCTCCGATCCGGAAGCTGGTAAATACGAGTTTCAAAGTGAACTCCCACCATACACCGTTATTTAGCATGAAATCATTCGTCTGACAACTCTTATAATAGCAGGGATAGCTTTCACTCCATTCATCACAATAAAATATACGTTCTGCATCGGAATACTCATATCCTTCATCATCGACTTTAGCAGACAGTTTTGTGAGATCATAGAGTAGGGCATCGCGATTACGCCAGAATGCTTCAATTGTCCCGGTCCGCATCAGGCATTTGAGAGATACTTCTTTGGTTTGGAATTTCACAACTTCACCATCGTAGATTGCCCCGTCTTGACGCTTGAAATTCTGTAATAGGTTCTTTTTTACCGTCGGAGCCTTTAGTATTTCAGCATTGCTACCTTGCAATACGACTACGCCATAATCGGATAAGTCTTTGTCATCAATCTCGTAACCTTTAGGCATTGGAAGCTCATTTACGGGCTCATGGTATTCGTAATCGACTTCTCGGGGGAAGTCGTTACTAAAAATAAATTTAGCAACTTCAAGGCCCGGATTAATAACATAGCTGCTTTGGGAAGACAGACGTAGATTATAAGTCCTATCGATTAAGGGAAAGTAAAATTCATGATAGCTCAAGTCAGAAAGTATATCAATCAGTCCACCAATACCCAAACTGCCTATATATGCAAACTCAATGCTTACTTCAGCCGTATCCAATGTAGGACTAGAAAGATCAAATTCCTGTCCGTCTTCTTCCGGCCAATCATTCTTGTCCGGTTCCTTCATGGTTGGAAATACTACCAGGTTATTATAACTTCCCTTTGTAATACATATACCCAAACTGATATAAGCATCTATTCTGTCTATTAGTAATTGCCCTTTCATCGCTTAAGTGTTATACCTTTAGTGTTTAACGTGTCTATTCCCAGCTTTACAGCGTACATGAACTCTCTTATTTCCACAAGGTTAGATGTGTAATTGGAGATATCCGATAAATGGGAAACAATAGTATCATTACACCGAAGCATTTCAGCCATATTCTTATCCATATTTATGAGATATGACAGTTTCTCTGCTATTTTCTCTGTTCCTGAATTAATACTCTTAACTTCCTCATTTATAGAATAGGTATGCGAAGTCACTACAGCAAAGCTTCCATCTAGTTTGTTGGCTGAATCTTGCGACATTGAAGCAAATCCTTTCTTTGATGCCTCACGCTCATCGTCGTTATCATTCCAGCCGAACATTTCTGCCATTGCATCTCGTTTTGCTTTCATTTCATTAGAGAGCTGTTGCCCTTCTGCCTTCAGTGCATTATACTCATCTTCAGTCATACCGTCATCCATAGCATCGTTAAGTTTTTCTCTCCAAGCCATTAAGCTGTCCATGAATTCTTCTTTAAGCATAGAATTTACGATAGCATTCTTCATGTATTCCTCGAAGTTATCAGCAAAGTCTGCAGAATCGGCGTCCATATCATTAAGTAAGTCCTGAAAGTCTGAACGAAGAGAACTGTAATCAAGAAGCGTGGTATCAGCTATTTGTTGTTCCAATACCTCTGCCACTTGTCCGACACCATTTGCGATTTGATCGGCAAATTTCTGTGTGTCTGAATCAAGTTGAGACCAAAATATGCCGGCGTCCGATTGTAACTTAACAAGTTGTTCATCCGTTAAATCGAACAAACCAGTCATACGGCCACCCATCTTCTTTTTGAACTCGTCAACAGACATTCCTAATGCTTTTGCAGCCTGTTTCCACCCTTCACCGGACATATCATCTACTTCATCATAACCCTTTGAATGTGACTTTCCAGAAGCACCAGAATTTAGATACTGCCGACCTAATACTTTTGCATTCTCACTTTGCAATTTAATATTAGCAATAGCAGCTTCGTAAACAGCGTTTGCAGTATCTCCAGTAAGAGTTTCTGCTAGTTCTAACTGTTTCTCAATTACCCGATCAAGAATGTTGATGTAGGATTCATATGCTTCTTTTGCCTTTTCATATTTCTCGGTCGTATCATCCTTAGTGAACATACTGAAAATCTTCGTCGCTACCTGTATTACTGCACTAATAACAGCAAGAATAACGGATGCCTTCTCAACTGTACTGATAGCGTTAGCCGATGTATCTGCTGCCATTTCAACACCACTCATAGCAGTCAATGCAAAGGTCCCTATTTCACCAATCAATGAGATAATTTCACCAGCCGGTCCACCGATTGATTTTCCAACATCAGTTAATGCGTCTGATAATTCATCTAACTGTGCTTTTACATCTTTCTCTGCTTTCTTTACTTTAGCATCTTTCTGTACTACTTTATCTTTTGCTTCATTATATCTCGAAGTCTTTTCCTTTACTTTATCCAGAGCCTGCGCCTCGGTCAGATAAGCCTTTGTGGAATCAATCTTACCAGTTTTTTCGTTGAATTTAGAGGACTTGACACCATTTTCAATCTTAGCACCACCTTTTACAGCTTCTTGAGTCTGTTTAGCATTTTCTAATTCAATTTGCGCATTAGCTAACTCTTCCTCTGCTTCTGCTAGTTCTTTCTTCTTGTCAGATAATGATTGAAACGGGTTACGTGAATCCAATTCATCCATAATTGATTGAATAGTACTAGTATATTCGCGAAGCTGGTCCGGAGAAAGAACTTTGGCAGCCGTACTCTTTGCATTCTCTAATTGAGTCAGCAGAGAATTAAGAGTTTCAGAAGACGTTTCTTTCAGATTTTCAAATGCACGAACATACTCCGGAGACTCTTTCAACTTATCGTAATCCAGGCCCATCAATTCCATTCCCTTGTTTTTTGTCGCCTGGGCTATGGAACGATCAATCTGTTCTACTTGATCTGTATCTCCATTCTTTACTGCTTGTTTTCGTTGTTCCTGCAGGGTAGCAATATCTTCATTGAACTTTCTCTCAATTGCAAGACGTTGATCTGTATAATCCTGATACTGATTCAACAGTTCGGATAAATCATCTCCACGATTATATTTAGTATTTGTAACTTCCTTTGCTTTTTGAGTATCATTATCAATTTCGGCAAATCTTTTAATTATCGGCTCTGACTTGACATATTTTTCTGCATTGAAGATTTTATCTTTATTTTCAGGATTAGCATCAAAGGCGGAACGAGCATCTTCAATCACTTTTAACTTTTTGTTTTCAGCTTCGCGATCGATAGCCTGTAATTCTAGTTTATGATTGAGCTCCCTTTGTTTTAGAACCTTTTCACTGCTCTCTTTAAGCTTATTTATTTCAAGCTGCTCTAGTTGGTTTGCAGAGTCTTCTTTCATACGCTGTTGCTCTCTATTCTGCTTATCTAGCAGGAGTTTATATTTCTCCTGTTCTTCACGCAGCTTTTTCGCTTGGTCATCCTTCTTGGAAGATGAATCATAGACTTTCAATTCTTTTTCGGCTTCTTTCAACTTCTTGGCGTTTTCTTTATAGGATTTCACCACAGCAGAATCTATTCCTTTGAAGTTCCCTGCGTCCATCAACTTCCTTTGAGACGAAGCGATTGAATCTAGTGCTTTCGTCGCATCTTCTTTTTGCTTTGTCCAAAAGGCTTTATTTTGAATGGCTGCTTTTTCTTCTTCTTTCTTTTGTTCTTCCTTTGCTTTCTTCTGAATTTCATTTATTTTCTCTACTTCTTCTTTTGCAAGACGGGCAGACTCTGCAGCTTCATTCTTCTTTTTGGCTAATCGTCCAATTTTTATACTTAATCCGGGATCCTCAATACCATCTTTTCTGTTTTTTTCAGCTTCATCGATAGCCTTTTGCCATTCAGCGGTAGCTGCATCAAGTTCTTCTTGCTTCATAACAGCTCTAACCTTAATCCCCATAACATATTGCTCATTTTTATCTTTGTTGAGTAGTTTTAAAATATCATGGAGTTCCATTGTTTTAATCTTCTCCAAATCAAGATTTTTTAAAACATTTGGCATTATAGATTGAAGTTGTTTGTATGCACTTAATTTATCAAATTGACTGGATGTTTCGTCTCTTATAATATTAACAAGGCTTTCTGCCTTATTTCTCAATTCATCAAAATGTTTTTTTTGAGTCTCCATAGCAGCATTATGCTTTCTCATAGCTCTTTCGGAGTCTGATTCTGCTGTAGCACATTTATAAATTGCATAGCCAAGTCCAGCAAAAGCAGCTGCAGCTAATACATAAGGATTAGTTAACATTGCAGCAGCATTTTTTAGTTGTGCAATAGTTTGAGCTTTGAGAGCTTTTGTCAATAAGATTCGAGAAGATGTATTCTTTGCAATCATTGTTGCCTCAATAGCATACAAGCCTTTCTTTAGGACTAAATCAGCGGCCTCAATAGCACGCTGTCGATTTACAATTGCTGTTACCGTTGCATATACTTGCTTAGCAGTACTTACAGCAAGAATACTGCCTTTGTATCCTGCAAGGGCAGTCGTAACAACAACTATTAATGCTCCTATTTCTTTCAATGCTTCTTGAGCGCTTCCGTCAGCAAAGGCTTCATTCATAGATTGCGCTGCACTGGATATTTCCTTTAAGATTTCTTTTCCTAACGGGCGAAGGGCAGCTGTTATATTATTACCAAGAAGCTTCATTTGATTCTCGGCTGATGAGGACATTTCTATAAAAGCAGCTTCTGCGGCACCTGTTGCATTTTTCATTTGTTCCAGATCGGACGCAGCACCTACTGCATTTTGTCCGGTTATCATTAGTGCAGCCTGTAAAGCTTCGTCGGTACCCAATAATTCTTTCATTTTTGTAGTACTTCCGTTTGCTTCGTTATAGATCAGCTGTAATGCTTCCTGGAAAGAACGTCCGGAAAAGGCTGCATCACCTAAATGGTTAGCCGTTCCCATAATTGCCGCACGTATTTTAGTCATCGCTTCGGCTGTTGGAACACCTTGTTTGGTTATTGATACGACAGCTGCTAGCACGTCTTCAATATCAATACCGAAGGACGAGGCAATGGGAGCAGCTTGAGCAATACTCTTTCCAAGTTCTCCCATTGTAGTTTTACCAAGCTTGGCTGTGGTAAATAACATATCAGAAACAGATTCTGCTTCAGAAGCTCCTTTTTTATATGCATTAAGAATTGTAGTGATAGCATCTGCCGAAGTAGCCGTTTCTGTAACGCCGCCGATAGCAGCCTTAGCAGATACTTTTAGAATATTCATAGCATCCGCTCCATCATGTCCTGCAGATACAATCTGATATAGTGCTTTCGCTGACTCTACGGCTCCGACTGGAACCTCTCTAGTCATATCAATAACGCTATTCATAAAATCGGTAAGACTGCCTTTTATCCCGCTTGAAAGAGTAGCAACTTCTTTCATGCTTTGCTGGAACTGCTTTTCGAAGTTATATGCTTCTTTGGCTGCTTGAGTAAATGCGATTCCCGCACTAATGCCAATCCCTCCGAATACATCAAAAGCGGTAATTTCACCGGCCATTGCCTTTATGATTCCCATCGCTTCTTGACGCCCGGAATATAGCCCTGAATTATCTATACCTGTAGCGAAATATAACGCACCATCTTTATTCTGAATACCCATATAGCATTTATTCTTAAAATATAAAGAGGAGGTAAAATTTGGCTATTTCGAGAAGAATAAGCATCTTTGCAGTGTTCTAAGACCAAGGAACGATTTTTATTTCAACGTATTAGGGAGTTGATTCGCCTACTATACCACAATATAGGCTATCAATTCCCTTTGCTACATAATCCTAATGCGTTGCAATAGATTATGTTCCTTGGTCGGAAAGAATAGGGGAGAGATAGCCTTTTTCTATAATATATAAATTACTATTCATTAGCGCCATGACCAAGGAAAATGAGAACGTATCTGTAGCGAATAAAAGGAACTACACAGAAGAAGAAATTAATGCTGCTTACAAGAAGGGCAAGGATGAAGGAAGAATTGAAGGGATGCTCGCTTATCAGAAAAGATTGATTGAGAATCTACAGCGGGATAATGCATCTCTCAATCAGAAGCTTCAGGAGATTAAAAAATAATCCCCCATATCTTCACAGATACAAGGGACTAGAAAACATACTCTAAACCAATTTATAAAAAAACAGTTAACCTAATATATAAACACAATGGCAAATTACCTTATCGTTTGACCTTTCCAGCAATATCGTTATATTTCTTTATCCTGACTGTCTTACTAGGGTCATCAAAAGACGGAAGTTCTACCCACTCGTAATCTTGCCCTTCAACATTTCCGTCTTCGTCAGTCGTTTTATTACGCTGTTTCATCACAAATGAGTACTCCTGAAGCAATATCTCTATTAATCCATAGCTACTATCCAACGTCTGATTAAACGTTAATCCTAGGGCTTCTTTTGCAATAACTAAGAATCTGCTTTGGTTATATCCTTCCAGCTTTGCAGATTCTTCCGAGCGGCTATTATCTCCGTCTCTCGTAGCGGGCTCACGTTCCGAAGCATCGTGATAGAGGTACAAAAAGGGTGATACCCTATGCGATATATGATTGCATTGAATAATATGCGTATATCCTCCCATGTCGTATTGTCAATGAGGGCTTTTTTAAACCATGCCGGCGGATCACTAGGCTTGTTATGAATGCCCAGGCAAACGACATCGAGAAGTAGTCCTCCATATTTATTCATCAATTCTGGAAAATCAGCATTCAGCTCACCATCTTTCACAATCATTTTATCAATATCTTCCTTTTCAATTTCAAGGAGAAGCGGACGAATTCTAAACCATGTCCGGACAGTGATAGGCTTTATTACAATACAATCACCGGGATCCTTTCCTTTTGGAATAGAATCTCGGTTAGTAAAATCAAATGGAATCTTGACAGGCTGCTCCGTTACAGATTCCGATTCTTGCTGAAATAAGTTCTTTATACTCATAATTTCCTCAAGGAGCCTAGCCCGTTGTACTTCCGGGCAATACTTCCGGTTATTTGCAACTAACCTTCAATACTTTCAGCTCCATCCTTCAATAGTTTGTTCCTGTAGACGGAATCGAACCGCCGGTCTCTACTTAATAAATGTAGCGCTCTAACCAACTTAAGCTATACAGGACCGTTAATTATTTTTTCGCACCACTTGGAGCAGCTTCTCCGCTTTCGACATTCGCTGCATTAGCTGGGGCTTCTCCGCCTTCGGCAATAGTAACTACTTCGCGCATAAAAGCGGTCTGTCTCTTACCGTCTACAGTAACAGCAGCTTGCATATATACACGAACAAGCAACAACTCTGCTTGTTCTGATCCGGGAGCCTGCGAAATCTTTGAGGCGATCTTACCATTCACGATGGTATAAACGACCTTCTTACCGTTTTTAGGTAATGTTTCGCACTGGAACGTTTTTGAAATAGAAGGAGTATTAAGAGGCTTTTTCCAGATGTTTTTTCCGCCTGTTGTATCTACTTCACCGCCTGCCAGTTCTTTGAGAACCTCATTTGATGGAGTAGGGATGGAGAACTCGACATAATCTGTCGTATCTTTCACAAGTTCAACATAAAAAGGTTCTTCACTGCCTTCCACTTCAATTTTTACTTCTTTGGGATCTGCAAAGTTGAATGCAACACTTCCTTTGGTCGGAAGGGGATAATCTTTGAGATCTGCACCGGGAACGCCGTCACCGACTGTTCCAAATTTAATTTTACCTACGCCCATAGCGATAGGTCTTACTTCTCCTGCCATAATTATTGATCTATTAAAATTTCTAATCTAATATTTGTACAAGCGAATTTCTCTTTCAAGTCCGGCATTGGAACACTCCAGAGAACTGTCACTTCTTTACATACACCGTCATTACTATTGATTGAATCAAGCGACTTCCGCACCTTACGCTTTAATTCTTTCATTCGTTGACGTTTTAACATACCATTCTCATCACTCCAAGGTACGAAGATATTGATGTTAACAGGCACTTTATTGATAAAGTCAAGTTCATTCAATTGCAGATGATTGATAACGATATGTTCATTGGTCAAGCCTGCTTCCGATTTGTCCTTGTAAATCATAACATCGGTGCCCGCAGCGACCACAGCATTATAAACTATATCTACAGCGTCAAATTCATCCATATTCAAATTTTACTAAAAACAGATTTCAATGTCTCCCTTAGATATTTCTCACATTGAACGTTCGCACCTGAAACGACTTCATACCCTTTAGCTTCCACGGCTGCCGCATATTCCATTCCTGCAACACCGACCAACACATAACCACCAGTATACGACAGTGAGACTTCTTCTGCAAGCCTACGACCTTTGTACTTACCGGTGGTCTTGTCAGTACCTTTGTCTCCTTCTTTGAAGTTCTCTGTAACCACTTCACCGTCTTTAGCTATTATATATCCGATAGAGGAACGAAGATTACCAGTCTGGTCTTTATATGAGCCACTCCGGCGGGCTACTTCGATAAACTTTTCACCTCCTGCTTGCAGGAAAACAAGCATCTTATCTTCTGCTTTACTTTGAAAATGGTCGAACCAGCGTTCCATTTCATCAAAGGTGAATAGGGGAGTCATGCCGTTTTTCATACGTTGATAATTGAATGTGATTGATAAGGTTCCCAACAGATAACCGGTACATCAATACCCTTTGATGCAACTTTCAAACGCAAAAACTTACTATCTGCTGGCGGTTGCATTTTGGAGTAGAAATAGCCATGTACCTGTGTTTCATCACCAGCCGAATTGTGTTTTAAAACAATTCTTCCATCGCTTACCGGGTCGTAGCGTCCGGGGACAGATATTTCAACCGGTTTCCCAGGAACCCATTCACCATTAACTAAGTGCCCGTTAGCCTCAATAGTAACTATTGCTGTATGTGGATACCGTTTTACCATCTGTTGCCAGCTCTCCCTTTGATAATGATTCGTTTCCCAAGTTTAGCAGCTTTCTCCGGCTCCCCGTTCTCTATGTACAGTTGCTTTGCAGTCTGAATATAGAAAGAACGGGGATGAGTGATAGAAAGCTTGTTTTCACTGAAATCTTGAGAGTTTACCATCATGGCATACATATCAGCGACACAAAGACCGACTTGCTTCATGCTTTCAGTAGTACATTCCGCTTCGGGGTTGATACCCCGCCTAACGAAGACTACCTTATCCAAGAAGCCTTCCATATCCCCAATAGATGGATATTCCAGTATTGTTTCTCTGATTGTTGCCATTATAGTTTACTCTTCATCTGTTTTTTCAGTATCTTCATCGGCCGCCCATTCCTTGGCATCAGTTTTCATGATATACATTGCATCAGGATCGTTGACTACCGGGATGGCATTAGCTTCTGCTTTAGTCCACTCTTTGAACGGTTCAAGTTCAGACCACTTGCTGATAAAAACAAAGTCTTTTTTCAGTGTTGTTGCTTTCTTCTTGTACTCGACAGAATGTTCCGCTGCAATAGGACCATGTTGGATGTCACCGCATTGTAAATCTTCCAAAAAACAGATATTAGCGGCTTCCCATGGATTGATCGTAGTGCGATTATGAGAAGCATCTTCAATACGAACAGCCGGGCTCACTAAGACAATTTGAACACCTTCTGTATTCTCTTGTGCAGAGAGATATTCATTGATAACTTTCTTGGAGATAGTCAGCTTTTCTTTCTGATTGATCCAGCCTTTAACTTTCTCGATAACGGCTTTCTGTTTCTTCAATAAAGCAAATCGATCTTTACGCATCACTACGTACTTAATGGTAACACCATCAGCAGAGGCAGAAACTACTGTATCTTCAATGTCTTGCAATCCGTCTGCAGTGTTTGCATTTGCCCAGTCAGCAGCAGAAACCTTTTTATTTTCATTCTTCATACCACAACCAACAAATTCCTCGGTAACAATACCGTTATTATTGCTTGAGTTTAGAGTGAACCCACCTTTAGACATCAGCTGCATGCACCACCATTCGAAACGTCCACGAACAGCGTTATATACAAAGTCCTGATCTTTGAAAGCGAGGTCAAGGATAGATTTCAAATCCGAATCACCTTCACAATCACGGCTAAGTTGCCGGTATTCGTTCCAGTCGCTTTCATTCATACCACGCTTAACGGCAGTCTTGGGGATATCACCTGACATCTTACCTACAACTTCACGTTTCTTTTGCGGTGCAGAAGAATCAAAGCTGATAACGTCTGCAATAACAGGAGCACCTTTCTCTCCGGTCAAAGTTTCCCATTTCAGAGAATCTTTTTGCTTTACACCGAAAAAATTAGGGAAGAATACCGGCTTAACCTTACGTGAGTTAAGGCGAGCACCCATATTTTTACGGTTCACTTGTTTAATTAAACTTCTTTCCATATATCATTATTTTAATGGATTAGACAAAACGGATAAAACGGAGCAATGCTTTAATAGCGTCGTCAACAGGGTAGGGCATTACTGCTTCATTAACAGTACCACGCACCAAGAGGCCTGACTGCTGGTTAGCTACGGTCACATCAACCTTGTTCATGGTGATAACCTCCGGGGTATACTTGAACTTTGCAGCTTTGGCAGCAGCTTTAGCAGTAACAAGAACTAAGACATCATTAATCTTTGCGGCTCCAATAGCTCCGGAAAGAGTTATTGTGTCATAAGCTGCATTGGTTTTGTCAATTGCAGAGATTACATCAGAAGCTCCGGTTAAAGCACCGCCGATTGTAACAGCTTCCCCAACTTTAAACACATGATTCTTTGCGATTTGAATAGCAACAGCATCGGCAGCCGCGACAGCAGTAACTTTTCCGGTTTTAACAACATGGTAAAGGCCATTAGCATCTTTACCCACAATTACAAGCGGAGGAAGCTCGTCGATGATTCCCTTCAGTTCCGCGCGGGCAATAGTTCCACCGCCCTGAATGTCCTCGATAATCTTTTCGATACCAGGAGCATACTGAAATTCACTTTGTTTTTTTCTGAACATAGCTTTTAATATTAATAATTATTCTTCTAGACCAAGGCTAGCAGTGCCATTATCAGAGCTTTCCTCATCCTCCATTAACTTTAACCATTCCTGTTCGGTACGTTCTTTGGGCTTATAGGAATTAGGCTTGTAATCACCACCGGCGACTTCATCATCAATAACAGATTGTTTAATTTCGGCAAATTCTTCTTGAAGCTCTTTAATCTGGTCTTCAACAGAAGTTTCAGAATTGACATCAATACGATTAAACCATTTTGCAGGGAGTTTAGAATCTGCAAACAATGCTTTAGCAGATGCCTGCTTCGTAGAAGTAGTGACTGTTGTAGCGACAGTAGAGACAGATGCAGCCAACTCGGAGATCTGTTTCTGCTGGGCTTTCAACAACTTAACAACAGAAGCAGGCAAGCCTTCGAGATCTTCGTCCTCGTCTTCATCTTCTTCGTCATCTTTCGGCTTCTTTGTTTTTTTAGTCTTAGTTGTCTCAATAGGTTTTCCATCCTTCAAACCGTGTTTTTTCTCATAAGCGGCAATAGCAGCATCAATACTGGCTTGACTGCCTTGTTCATTTGATACCAAGTCCGGAAGAATATTATCCTTGAATAGCCCAATATAGTTATCCAGATTCTCTTCACTTTCGATGTCGAAAAGAGCTTGCACCTTGGCCGCATACTTTTCAGGAATTCCAGCTTTTTTCAAAGCTGCTTTGATGGTTGCTAAAATCTTCATACTTTTTTCCTTAAAATATATTGGGAGTAAATTTTTCCTGCTTATATATTTTATTTCAGAATCAAATGCATACATTTGTAATTAAGTTAAAGCGTAGAATGGATTATATAGAAGATAGACATGAATATTACAATGTGTATATATCTAAGTGTACACAATGCAAGCATTTTAATTTTGATAAATTAAAATGCCCGGCATACCCTAATGGTATTCCTGTTAAATACCTTGATGGTTCACAGGTACATGACAAAAGAGAAAGCGACCAAAAAGGGGAGTTCGTCTTCCTAAAAGAATTCAATTAACGAGTTTTCGCTTTTGTATAACTCCATCCCATTTTTTCGGATATCCGTTTCCATAATATATGATAATGGACCACTGAAGCCATTGTTGGGGATAGTGTATTATTATTGATTCTAGCAGTAAACTCTGCTCTTAGTTTGTTATTCTCCCGATTCACTAGCTTTTCGAATTTACTAATTGTAATTCCCCATCCTTCTTCGGGACGTTTCATAGCGAATGTATAATTAGGTGTTACAGCTCTCATTTCTGATACATTATGGGCTATTGCAAGATACATATCAGCCGGACTGAATGAGTTGCCAATTCGTCCCAAACTCTTTTCTGGCTCTTGCCAGCCTCTTGGGTGATTATGTGTAAAAATGCAATCCTTCATTTTCGCACATTCTTCATCCGTAAACTCAACACTATATTTGGCTCCGCGCTTATCGATTACAACATTACCATTCTTGTCAAATAAGACTCCTGTTTCAAAGCTTTTATTCAGGCGTATTTCATTCTCTGTGTTGGTTATTTTGTTATAGAGTTTTCGTTCATTCCATTTTTGTTTAATATCTGTAATTTCAGCATCAGTCTTGATACGTTTAGGTTTAGAAACCTTTATAACTTCATTCGTAATAGGTTGGGAAACTATTTCTCTTTGTAGTCCTCCATCATTGGCAAAGTTATCCTTATACCAGAAAGCCGATTGAAATCCATCCTTATTCTCGCTGACAAAATCCTTTGTCGCTTGGGGAATATCCGTAATAGTTTGACCTTGCGGAACTGTGTCATTCAGCAAGAAATCAGCAAAGTCTTCCGGTTCCATGGTGATAGGAGTAGCAAAACAGATACAAAAAGGATGAAAGCCTGTAAATTTGAACGTTTTCGGATATTTTCCAATCATCGCATCACAGATCTTACACGGTCCGCGATTATTGGCCGAACGCTGTATCTCAATTCCTAGTATAAAATCCTGTTTACTCCAACGTTCATAGTCTGCACTCCGGTAAGCTGTGTTCGTCGTAGTTGCAGATGTCCGGAGAGCGTTCTTATATGCAGAACGATAAACGCCTTGTCCTGGGTGGTAATCTTTCATCGGTTGAGACAAAACTAATTCGCCTTTCTCATTCCGGATCCTGCGAAAGCGTTTTTGGGGATTTTGCAAAATTTGCCGTATATCACTACTGATTCCGTTTGAATTACGTCCGGCAACTACGCCACTATCAAGATAGAATTCGAGTTGCGATTTCGTCTGCTGTGTAATATTCCAGACCCTATCAGATAATTTGAATCCGTTAGCGTCTATATCATTTTTTAGAGCTTCAAATGCAGATAGACTATGGGTAAACATTCCATCTTTTGTTGCACTGGAAATAGACATTCCCTTGATGAACTGGGAAATAAAATCATCATTCTTTCTTTCTGCTCGTTCCCAACCGTCCTTTTGAAATGCAGAGATATTAGCATATAGCATTGATTCAAGATTCAGCAGTTCCCGGTCAACTGCACTCTCTATTCCCTGATTGCTTATCCATACATTGTTTTTCCCCGCATCAGACCATTTACGGAGATACGGGGAAACAGAAAGTATAAACTGATTAAAGATATTGGCTATTACGGCCTGCTGTGCAGCAACTTTCTGTATGTGCTGTTTGTCGTAGAAAGAAAGTCCGGGCATAGCTTAGAAAGTTGCTCCAATGAGTGAATTATTCTGTGCAGTCTCTTTCTCATCATTCTTCTTACGATTCAGTTCCGCTTCCACATCATCTGTATAGGGCGAATTTTTAATAATCGTCTCTTTACTATTGAATTGAGAAGCAGTTTCAAGGTTCTTGAGTTCTTCCGCCAAATCCTGTGGGAGAATACTACCAAACTCTACCTCAATGTAGTTGTCATTTAGCTGTGATGCATATTTTGTATGTGTAATATTTGCCATTCCTGCTTGGACGATTGCTACTGTTCGTTGAACAACTGGACCAAATATTTCCATCTGTTCAGTAGCTTTTATCTCTGCATCAATCAGCATAAAACGACGTGAAGTGCCGCTAAGGTTGCCAAGTCCCATTAGTTTATTTATAGACAAGTCCGGACTGGAAGCTCCGGAATGTATTGCATCATCCAATTGGTTTAGTTCAAGTGTAACGGATTCACAAGATTGTTGCCATGCAAGATAATCTGCATCACCGTGATACGATGTACCGGTATCTGAATCAACCTCCATACTGAAGTTCAATTCCTTACCAACCGTTTCTTTGCTCGGAAGGTTAGCTAAACCATAAGTTTTCAGTATAGGTTCAGAAAAGTAATCATTAGTATCTGATAGCCGGGAAAGTCTCATTTCTTTCTTGTCAATCAAATTAGCAACATCTTCCCAATCCGGACAATCGACCTCGGCATATACTACCGGAATCTTGCCAAAACGATTCTTTATCTTTTTCACTTGCCATACACCGTCCATGATACCGGAGTAGATGACATCTTTCGTATAGATTTTCACGCATTCGCAAGTACGGCCATTGACTTCTGCATTGTATTTATAGAGAAAACCGTCCATATCGTCGTCCTCATCAAAGTGTGGATAGAATTCACATTCGACATTACTATCCTTGGGAGTAGAAAGAATCTTAACTTTCAACTGACTTTTTCCATCGTTCTTGGTAACAGGATAGAATACAATAGCAGCCTTGGTTTCAGACAACACTTTGCGAGCAAACTCTTTCAATACAGATTGCATCTTGAGTTTTCGCTTATAGACTTTTTTGAACTCGCAGATCCCGTCGTTCGAATCTTCTGCTGTGATAGTCATTTCACCACCAAATAGAAAAGCAACAGAATTACGAACGATCTTTTTAGGTAGGTTGGTTACGACCTTAGCTACATCGACAGTCTTGTCTTCTAGTCTCTTTGGCTTTTCGGCTCCTGTTTCGGGGTCAACTTCTACTTCTGTATCTGAATATACAGCAATCTTTTTAGGCTCCCGATACCCAACTGATTCTTTACGACGGGTCCTGTCTCCATTGTATTCCTCCATATACTCACGAGGATTACGATTTTCACGGGTATCAACGCATAAATCACCTACTATGCTACCGAAATCTTCATTTTTCAGAATATCCTTAATGTCTGGCATATACTTTTCTTTTAAAATATATGGCAAATAGGATTTATCCACGTCCCACTTTACGAGTAGACACTTTGAATTTCAAGCCTAATGATTCTGCAAACTCGGCAAGAATAGTACACCCATCTGGCGCATCATCGTGGGCGTTATTTCCTTCACGTTTGTAGCCAGTAAGTGACTTCATAAAACGCCAATAATCCGAGCCTTTAGGGTATTCTGATTCGTCTAAGAATACACAATGCTTCTTTATCCAGCCAGCCTTCATAATGATACGTGTTTCCTTGTGCTGGGTTGTTGGCCGGGCTTGTATAACACACGATTTCTTTTTTGATGTAACAAGCTTACGTACATTGATAGCAAAGATACGACCACCATTATTTGACTCAATGCGTAGCTGGTCGCATTCGGTATCTATTACCATTTGCGCCAGGCGCGGCTCTGTAACTTCAACAGGATCCTTTGTGAAAAGAACGTCGGTAATGAAATATTTCGGTCCGAACACCTTTGCGAATGGTGCGCAGAAATCATCATCTCCTTTATCGGCTGTATCACAAGCTCCGAGTGTCCCATCAGGTTTCTTTCCTGCAATATCGGCTAGTTTGAAGCGCATGAGAGACGATTTTGGGAATAGTAACCCTTTGGCTTCGAATGGTTCCTGCATATATTCGGCCATCCAAATGCTTTCGTCGGTTTCAGAACGTAGTTCCCGGTAATATTCCGTAGTATGTACATCAGCGCAAAAAGTTTCATCGTTTTCATCAAGAGCTGCGATCCGGATGATTTCATTATACTTGCCAGCTTCTTCCATACGTCCGAGGACATCACTAGAAGACCAGCGGGTACCGATGTCAATCATACAGCAGCTTCCCTCAATACGTGAATCGTGCGTACCTTGTTTCCAAGACCATACCTTTTCATTGTTATTGTCAGATAACGCATCTTCCAGGCTCTTGTATAAGTCGTCGGTCATGGCGAGCATAGACGCACCGAAGCCAATCACGGTACCGCCAACACCGCCACCGAAATAAGATACCTGGCGAGCGCCTTCCACATTCCAACTTTTCACGTTCTGTTTATCACCTTTCAGATGAATATCAGGGAATATCTCTTTATATCGTTTTGACTTAACTATATCACGGGTATCATACGAAAGTTTGTTGTATAGAGTATCAGAACAACAATTACGCATTACGGATTCTTCCGGAAAGTGACCGTACATCCAAGCAATGAATAGGGAAGATATATAAGACTTTCCGGCACGTGGCGGCATACTTACAGCAAGACGGTAGATAATATTAGCTAAATAGGAGGTATACACACGCATGAACGCTTCGGCTACTTTCTTCAAGAATAATCGTTTGGCAAAGAACTTAGGATCATAGTATAAGCAGAAAGCCCAGAAATCATTCCGGGCTTCACGCTTACGAAGTATAGTCGCTGCTTTCGCTCGCCTAAGCAATATTTCTCTCTCACTCTTTTTCGCCACGTACTATAGCTGCTAATTGTTCATCTGTCATTGATTCCAGTTCATCGCTAAGATTCACATTTGCGTCAATCTCTTTGCGATCACGCCATTTCTCCGGCTGCCGGTTCTTCAACCAAAAAATAGCAGCTGTCGTATCAGGTGGGTAATGTTCAGTATATTCCTTTGAGTCTGTTATTCTTCCTTCAGATGTTGCAAATTTTGTTGCCTTACAGGAATAACCGATAGCACGATTATATAGCCGAGATGCAACGTTAGCATCCGCAATATTCTTTCCTTTTTTTAGGGACTCAAGAAATTCGGGATAGTCCTTTTTCCATTTGTTCAATGTTTGTTCGGAAACAGAGAAGAATTCGGCTAGCTCTTTATCCGTTGCACCCAACAAACAAAGCTTTAGGGCCTGATCGGAGAACTCTATTCTGTACTCTGATTTACGCCCTTTTTTTTTCTTCTCGGCCGGATTCTTCTTCTCTGTCATAAACTAACAATAACTAACAAATTGTGATAACTCTTGCCTTAGCTTGGATAATCTTCAAATTAAAATATAAATAGGGGCTACTTTTTACAGTTCTCTGGAATTACTTTAGGAACAGCATTATTCCAATTAATACTATGGTGTAGGCGTCTATATACACTTCCCATTGGGCGTATCTTTGTACAAGAAGGAGCATACATAATTGTGTAGAAAGACTTAACATAAGTCCCACTATCCAAATAAATATCAGTCATACCGCCATTCGATTGTTGAGTTGCTACTTGATTCAAAGATACATGTGGAATCTGAAAAAACAAATTTCCTCTACTTCCTAGTAAAGTGTAGGTGTTTACATCTTCATTAATTTTACCAAAAAACTTAAAAGGCATGTTTGTATCACAGATAAATGAGTTCATAGCTTTCCGTTTAAGTAATTCACCACGAACTATATTATTCTGCTTTCCTCCGATAAAATCTCCTCTTTGAGCTAATGCAACAGCCAAAGCACCTGTTTTATTCTTGAAATCAATTAGAGCATCAAGTACTTTATCAAGATTGAGAATGTTTTTCTGCTTCATTTCACCATATTGATTATAAGTGTATGAGAATTCCGTATAATCATCATCTAACTCAATAAAATATTGGTAGCCTTTTTCTTTTGCTATTTCAAAAGAAGCATTTCTCGCATAAATAATAGCTCGACGATCATTGAAGTTATCACCCTCATCTGTTTCTGATGCTATTTCTTTTTTGTCGAATACATATATGTTCTCGTAGTTTTTGCGATAACGATCTATCTTCGGATCTTCATTATCTAATACTATGATAATATCACCTGTATAGCCACATTTCCGTAATGTTTTTACTGTATGTACATTGTCAGGGCGCCCATGTGTAAGTATCAATGCAACGAAGCTATTATTTTTCATCATTGCTATAATCCTCCAAATATGAGTCTGACAATTCTTTCTTTAAACAAACATATCCTAGTTCAATAGCTTTATTAAAATCTATAATGACAAGAGCTGAATTTTCCATTAAATTTTGAATGATGTTGTTTGAATGAGCATAAAATTCAGCAATTTTTCCATAATCGAAAACAATGTGCCTTGAAGCTGCAATCTGAAGAAAATCTTTAGTCTGCTTGTCTAAATTACACTCCTGAATTTGTTTCATCAGGCAATTGTAAGTTTCAAAATTATAGAGTTCTGATATTGCAGGTTTATTGCCAGTCGGTGTGTAGATTGGAGATACTATTTTTTTTGTATAAAGATTATTATCTTTCTCATCGTCAGAATTATGGATATCAGTCGAAAGTTCGATCTCGTCTACTGAAAACTCCCAATCATTCAATACATCAGGCGAGAAGTTTTCTATCACTAACTTCCAATCGAATTCAGAAGTATCGGAAGTATGATTATCTGCTAGAGCTAGCAGTTTTCTCTTTTCATCTTCCGTAGATAGGTCTTTGCGCTTAATAACAATAAGCTCGGTACCGTCAGACTCAACAATACGCACTTTGAGTCCTAACTTTTGAGCTTCCTCATACACGCCATTTCCAGCGATTAACACATTGTCACGGTCGGCCAATACGGATCGACCGGCTCCACATTCAACCAGGCTTTTGTGGATAAGCCGCTTGTTTTCATCCCCATGGATACGATAGTTCCGGGGATCAATCTTAATTTCTACATTTTCTTCCATGACCAAGGAATTTTCACTAAAATATAGACTCCCCGGCTATTTTCTTTCTAATAAGTTCTTGCACTCCGTTATATATCTCATATAGCTGCTTCAATGTCTCTGGACCTTCCCATTCAGAGAAATTGCCATCCTGGAAGAAACGATACTCAAAAACGCGGGTAGCTGTCGTACCAAGGTTTAGACTTTCGAATGTTTCCCTTACTATGTGCAGCTTGTCTAATATTTCAGCGTTTCGATCTTCTGATTCATCTGAAATATCCTCAATATCTAGCCTGGAATAATCTACATTATCATCCACAGGCAGGGGCTTGTATCTACTCCTATACTGTGAAGTAGGAGAGGATGCGTTTAGTTTTATCATCTTCAAAACAAAGAAATCAAGCTCTGTGTAGCCATTTCTTTTTGTCTCAAGTAATTTATCCAGTAACCTGCTTTTCTTCTGAAGGAGCGAACAAATGACCTCATTCAAGACGTCTGTTGCTTCATCTGAAATACCAGCAAGCCCACAATGATACAAAGAGTAATCAAGCCAGCGCTCGTAGCGTTTAGTTATGTAATTATTTACTGCTTCACTTGCCATAAGCACAAAGATTTTATATATTTGCTGTTCCTAATAAGCAATACAAGCTTTGTGCTTATAATAGTGGTCGGCGGTGGTACGCCGGCCGCTTTCATTTTCTAGCATTACTCATACTCAATAGTGGAATCATTGCTTCAGTAATATCCGTTGACATACTGACAATAGCTTTTGAAGTATTCGTTTCCTCCCAGTCATAATTCCATAAACCCAATTTTCCTTTTACATTTTCAATTGGCTTTTCAAAGAGAATGGGACTAGCGAGTACCCAGTGATAAACGCCTTTCTCTGCCCATATTGAGGGATGGTTTTGCACACAGTCTACAATCTCCACACTACCGATGATGGAGCCAAAAGGAAGATCGTTGAAACCTATACGGCTCATAGGCGTATTAAGAACCTTTAGTCTTTGATTTGGCTGTAAGCAGCCAAACTTGGCAATATCACCCTTTGCGCTTGAATGTATAAGTACACGTCCACGGAAATTTGTTCGCCAACTCCGGTTCTCAATATCTTTGATACCATGAACGATCAATGAGGCCCACGGCTGTTTTACTGTCAATACTTTAACTTTCATTTTCTTTACTCTTAGCAATGTTATAATTACACAAATACATCCCAATATCTTTTTCGGCAATGTCTGCAGCAGGAATCTTTTCGCCGTAAATTGTATGTAGGGCTTCGTTGTCGCCCTTCCATGCCTTCCAAAGTACTTCGGGCTTATAGTTATCAGGTAAATATGGGAAGAGCTCACAGAAAGCTTCATAATCCTGTTTTGCCCTCTCTTGTTCTCCTTTTGCATTTTGAACTCCAACTACAATATCCTTAACCAGATTCTCATTGCGGGAGTAGCCTATTTCAGCCATCTTACGTGCATATTCACTCTCTTTGTGCTCAATTTCACGGCGCCTGTCTTTGCAAAAGTCCGCAAGTGCAACCATGATTGCTTGATTGTTGATCTTCGATCCCCAAACGAACTGTCCGCGACTGCCGTTCTTTAACTGGGAGAAGAAAATACATAACTCGGCTAAATTCAGGTACCAGTAGCTGGATAGTATCGACAAGGCTGTTTCCGCTAGCTGGGCATTAGTCAATTCAACACCGGCATATCTCAATACAGATTTCAAATGCTCGGTAATGATCTCTATCGATGTTGAGTTGCTAAAGCTCCTGTTTACGTCTGCTAGAGTAGGTATATGCTCTGCATTAGCCACGTCATATAATGCGACATTACAGTTTAACTGCGCGATTGTCCCACTCCATTCAGCGACCAATTGAGAGGCTGTCGATCCAGTCTGTAAGGCCTGTTGTATCGGAGTTAACTCCTTTGGGGTTACTATTGTCTCCTGGACTATTTGCGACGGTCTTAGCACCACCTGCAGTCCTGTTTTTATTAATTCTCCGTTCATCTTTCTTGTTTTTAAGTTCAAATGTCAGCCATCGGGCAAAGTGAGACATCGCATCCTTAGGCGACTTCGCCGTTTCTCCTTCATTTTGCAATTTCATAAAGAACTTCTCCAGATACCCATAAAAGGTTTCTAGCGTGAAATCAGGGTTGCCGGAAGAACGAGTATTCATCGTTACTGTTTCCGCCCATGACCGATTTGATTTCAGTTCAGTATAACAGTCGTCCAAAGACTTGTCGAAAAAACTATCAGCCGGAAACAGATCTCCCACGCGTAAGGGAGATATTGTCTTATTGTCTTTAGTCTTATCTTTAATGTTAACCGTTTTACTTACCCTTTTACTTACCGTTTTACTTACCTCTTTACTTACCGTTTTACTTTCGTCAAGTAAGTAATAAACTGGCGATTTTGCATTCTTTTTACCCGATTCGAAAGTTATTAAACCTTTTTGCTGCAATCTGTTCCTAACTTCAATGACGGTCTTCTCTGATATACCGGTTGCGAGGACGATAGTCTTGTTGGGATGTTCAAACGGATTCTGCCAACCCCGAATATTGCACTCATTCAAGAGATAGAAGTACAAAAAGACTTCGTTCGGGCTGAATTCTACACTTCGATTCATCTTCCAAAATTGGTTTATATAATCTATATAGGTCATTGTATGCTATGCCGTCAGTTTCTGACGTATTAAGTTCATATTCTTTTTCACGAGTCCGATAATACGGTCATGATATTTGGTATCATGATTAAGGACGCCTTGAGATTGAACGACACGTAATGTTTTTAGATTGACTTCAACCGTTTCAATGCGTTTATCTTCAATACGAGCTGACAAAATCAGGCTGTTCTCACGTTTCCAGTATTCATTAGTAAATACACAATGATGCATTTTATCTCCCTCTTCCTTAAAATCTTCGATAGATTTTAGAGGTATAATAGTCAATTGATTATCAGTGATAACCAAATCTTGAAACTTACTTATTCGCTCGAGGAATTTATTAATAGCTTCTTTTTGCTTTAGCATCTCTTGTTCCCGTCGTTCTTTTTCAGCTTTTTCCTGTTCTTTCTTACGCTTGGCTACATAGTAGTCGTGAGCTTTACGCAAGTTCTTAGGGCAAACATAAAAAGCATTATGAAGATCCTTGTGATAGCGATCTAGTAGTTCCAAATAATCAAACCACATTGAAGCATCTTTAATCTGATATTTATTACGAAGACAAATTTTTATAGATGGCCAATACTTATCAATTTTATAGCGGTGTCCCTCGAAATAATCTATTAATTCATAACGTCTTGCCTTTAGAAGTGTTTCAGCCTTGGGAGAATGGGGAATTGTATTGGCGGCAGTAAGAAATGACATACCGCGTAATTTACAGTCTATACCCATTCGAATATATTTAGGTCTAAAGACGGAGGCCGGATGATAGCGTTCGCAGTAAATATCATTGTTATGATTGTAATAATACGATCCAACAACTTTATTCCGTATCTCCAGTTCTCCGCACCAGCCATTGAAGCCCATATTATTGGCTCGAGCTACTACTTCCCGGTTACCGTCGTCTTTTATCCAATGTTGTAGTATCTCACGAATATAATAACGAGGCTTTGTTTCTGCCCGGTAATAAGCAATCAATTCAAAACTTCGGATAACTTGGAATTCCTCACAAATTTCTGCCTTGCCAATAAACATTGTCTGTTTATTGATACGCTTCCTCGACTGTTCTATTTTCAAAGACGTATCACAATGAGGACAAACAGCGCGTTTACGTTTTACAAGTTCCGGAGCGAAGCGTTGGCCGCACTCCATACAGATAATACGTGACTTGGTTGCATATCCTATATGTTTCAAACACTCATTCTTAGCCCAGTCAATCATCAAACTCTCAATATTAGGTAGCTGGCTACTTAAACCTGCTACTCTAAGCTGTAATTTCGTTCTTGGCTTCATAAGTCTTCAAATAATAAAAATTGTCCGGAAGGTATTTGCTTTTTCATCCCTTTACGCTTATTAGGGGCAGAAGCAGACTTTTTAATTTCTGGTTGTTCTGTAGATGCTTCTTTTTCCACATTTCCAGCTGATACCTTATAATTGGTTTGCTTACTAACTTTGATATCATCTTCATCGTAGTAATGAACTGCTAATCCGAATACTTCATCATCAGACATACATACAACACTACCACCGCGTTTTTTTGCCTGACTTATGATATAGTCGTAGCATTCATCTATTTTCTTATTTGGCTTTGCATAGGAGGTAGCAAAGAGAGGGTCACGCTTTGCTCGCTCTTCTAAATATGATTGAATAACCTGTTTAGGTGATTGATATTCTTTTCCCATAGCATTAATAATTAATTGATAAAGGCATTAATAGATAAGTCAAGCTACGAACTTCTTCATCGCAGCGGGTAAAGATTGAGGCTTTTGATGGATCACTCATGCTGATAGTAATATCTTCCGAAGGAATGTTATTTATCATTTCTATTAAGAAGCTGCTCTTAAAACCAATTTCAATATTACAGCCTGACTGCAGGGTGATCGTTTCTTCTGCTGATTTAGAAAAGTCTAAATCATGAGCTTCAATTTTAAGAGAAGTAGAATCAAACTTGAGTACCACCAAGGATGAGGATTCGGAACAGAAGACAGATACACGCTTTAGAGCTGATACTATATCAGTCTTCTTTAATACTGCACGATTAGGTTGTTTTTGAGGGATAACAGCACGATAATTAGGGAACCGGCCTTCGATCATACGACAGATTAACCGGTATGAATCAAATTCAATTAAAATATTGGTCTTGTTTACCGAGATTTCTACTTCCATGCAATCTTCCGGAACAATGTTAGAAAGTACTTTAGCAAACTTGCTTGGTAGGATGAAAGCCGCCCGCTCTTTTCGTGTGTAAGGAGACGGATTCTCAATCATCGCTAGACGAGTGCCATCAGTTGCAACAAAAGACATAGAATCCAGGCCTATATCAAAATAAACTCCGTTCAGTACTGGGCGAAGTTCATCATTAGCACTACAAAACAATACTTGCCTTATTCCGTATAATAGATCGTTGCCTGATACGAGAATTGGGCTGGCAGTATCATCCGTGCTCATAGATGGGTATTGATCTCCTTTTTTAAGTGGTATTGAGAACTTACCGTTTGCATACTTAACAATCAACTCCTTTTCGAGGATGGATATAATCAAGGGTTGTTCGGGAATCTCTTTTAATCCGTCAAGTAATGTTTTGGCATTAGCCATAAAAGTGTAATTGGTGAAGTCTGCGGCACCATCAATGTTTGTAGAGATGCGTCCTCCTTCTTCTCCTGCGGTTACTAGAATGACTCCAAATTCATCGACAACAAACAAAAAGTTGTCATAGGCAGGTAATGAGTTTTTAGGCTGTATAATTCGCCCGACTGATTTTAGCTTATCTGATAAAGCTGTTTTTGATACTGTAATTTCCATGCGTCATTGTTTTTTGGCGCATAACATAAAGAGGAGATAGGTTTCAGTAATTAAAAGCTATTGAATTGTATAGGAACAACAAAAGCCGGATAAAATCATTGTTTTATCCAGCTCAACACCATTATGTCTGCAAATATATATAGAGTTTTTGTATTTGCAAACGTTTCAGTCTTTTTTTTCTTCTTTTTTTTGCAATAAATCCAATACAGCGCGATTTGCCTTGTCGCAAATACTATAATCTATATCAATGTAGATATCAGCCATTTTATAGTCATTGTTCACATGGCCGAGGCAGAAGTCGATGTCAGCTTTTGGTACTCCGGCTTTATTTCTTGCTAAACTAGCCCATGTGTGGCGAGCCCAATTAGTAGTAACTTTAAAATCAATCTCTAAATTCAAGCAAATGTCTTTCAGCCCATTATTAATTGCACGCATGAAATTATTCAAGTTACAATAGTTGGTATGAAAGTAGGAGAGGAAATAACCCTCTGTGTATTTATCAAGGAGGATGCGGAGTTCCGGTTCTATTTTTATCGAAAGCGGTATTTGTTCATGATTGTTCCGCGTTTTTGTTTTTGAACGTGTGTATTCCAGCCTTCCACGACGTTCACATGATATACTATATAGATCATTGATATTGATTCCCATCATATAGAACATCATCATAAAGACATCACGAGCCATATTAGTACATTTCTTATCAGACTGAAAATCTCGGATTTTTAATAAGGTGTTGGTATCTATATTCTTCCGTTTTCTCCGATACTCCGGGATTTCAACTTTCTTGAATGGGTCGCCGGGAATCCTTATAATATCAAAGTCTTCGTTATTATAATAGAGTTTTGCTTTGTTATACAATGCTCTTATCCCCCTAAGATAGTGGCTTACCGTGCCTGGTTCTAAAGGTGTGCCGGCAGGTCCGGAGTGATATAAGTCTTTGATCATCTTATTCAGCAGGAATGAAGTGATAAGTTTTATATCTATCTTTTTTCTTTTCATGTACCAACATAGGGTATCGATAGAGGATCTGTACCAATCGGCAGTTTTTCTCTTTTCCGTTTGAATTACTATATTTTGGGTAAACTCTACAAAGTCTATAAATTCGGCATCAGGAACTAATGATTTTTCTATTTCTTCTTTTAGGTCCTTACATGACATAAATTGGGTTCTTTCTTGTCCTAGCTTCAAATACTCTCTCCTGATCTTTTGGATATACGCATTTATTTCGTACTCTATCATTTCACTGTTTGGTACGTTGGGTAGGATCCGGCCGGAGGCATCCATGTTTTCTGGGCGGATATAGTAGCTGGTTACTATATACTGGGATTCTCTATTATGATAGATTCTAATTTTTATATTTGATGTTCCATCTTGTTTTATATGTCTTCCTGTTTGGAAAACGATCGCTTTAAATGTTGCCATACTGTTTTAATGTTTTTTAAATGTTTAAAATTGCATTAAACAGCTTGAATCGGGGTAATTTGATAGGAGATTGCTTTAATTTCCCCTAAACGGATGCAAATAGAGAAACATGTTCAAAGATAGTTCAAAGAAATACCCTCTTTATTTACCCCAAAACGGGGTATAATTGTGTCTAATTTACATAAACGAAAAAAGCCGATACAAACTGTATCAGCTCAACACCATTCAATTTTTCTTGACTTGATTTTTTTCGTCGGGGTAGCGGGATTCGAACCCACGACCCCCTGCTCCCAAAGCAGGTGCGCTA